TCTTCTGATTTTTTCAAACTCACCAAACCTTTCTAATTGAACAAGTCCAAATGCGGCATTCATTTCCGATGATTTCATATTGTAACCCAAAACACCATACAAAAACTTATAATCGTATGGTATCCCATCAACACTATGATTGAATCTATCTGACATTGCTTCTGAGTTATCACCAATCCTACCCCAATCTCTAAATTGTAAGCAAGTATTACGATATTTTTCTTCATTAAACATTACCATACCACCTGCTCCCCCGGCAGTAATAACATGCGACGCGTAAAAGCTTGTAGTGGCAATATCTGTTTCGGGTGTGTGGGTAACTGTATCAGCTGAATCTTCAATTAAAATGATATCTTCTCTACCCACAGCAATTAAACCCTCTTTAATTTTTTTCCAATCAGGTTTATTACCAATCAAATTAGGTAACATTAGGACTTTAACATCATCAGTAATTACACTCAATACCTCATCCACATTTGCTACATAAGTATTCAAATCAACGTCTACAAATACAGGCACTAAACCCAGCTGAATTATTGGTGCGAGTGTTGTTGAGAAAGTGCAAGCGGGTGTAACCACTTTAGTTCCTTTTGGAAGGAGTAAACTTGCTAAAGCAAGTAAACATGCCGATGAGCCTGAATTTACAAATACACCATACTTTTTTCCAAAATGTTTTGCAATCTTTTCTTCAAATTCAATTGATTTCGGACCAAACCCCGCTAACCAACCTGAGCGTAAGCATTCAACTACTGCTTGAATTTCTTGTTCCCCATACGATTCAAATTTGTTAGGGGCATACCATACTTTTTTCATATTATATTATTATATTTAAAAATGTTTGTAATAGTGTTTACTATATTTTGTTCACAATCTACGAAATTTAAGGCTAATTTCCAATTTTTTTCAATAATTTCTTTTTTAGATTCATAAAATTCTTCAGTCAAATTATTAGAAACATAGATTAAATCATCTACATTATTAAAAGTTATTATACCTTCTGTATCAAAAAAGTCTCCTATATTTGAACATCCCCAATAAAATGGAATAGTTTTTAATAAAAAACAATCTAATATTTTTTCCGTAAAATATCCTCGACTCGATGTATTTTCTATTACTACTCCAAATTGAGAATCACTAAATATAAATTCTTTTCCTAATCGAGCATCTTCAATATTATTCCTGTCTCCATATATTTCATAAAATTTAGTAGGAATTTTAAATTCATTTTTTCGAGATGTAACTTGATGTCTTAGTGAATGCCCATATGTTTTAAGTAATTTTCCCTGCAGGTGGGCTAATTTAAATTCCTTTTTATGTTCTTTATTATATTGATCTGGTTTTAGCCAAGTGTGGCCGAATGATTGGTAAGTAGCATTAGGACAATTATTTAATACTTTATCATTTTGGGTTAAAATAATTTGGAACATGTCTTTATTTTGAATGACCCAATCATGTAATCCAAAATATTCATTAGGTTCCTGGAAGAATATAATGTTTATGGGGGATAGATCTTCTTGAGATTGAGGGGGGGTTTCAATAAATAAGGAGAAGTCTAAATGGGCCAAATGGTTCATTTTGTTTTTGAAAATTTGTTCATCAAAATGAGAAACTTTTATTTTCATAATGTCTCGTAATAATTGTTTTGTTTCTCCTGCCTTTCAATTGTTTTAGGATGATATAATGCCCAATCCTCTTCCATAGGAAGATAAGCAAATTGCTTATGCCCATCAAGTCTTTCATGTACTTTATTTACCCACTTTATTTCAGGGGTATTTTTGTAAATACGAGTTTGAAAATCAGGCCAGTTTACCCACTCGTCCTTATTTACATTCCATCCCCATTTTTGAATATGCTCCTGGGCCAGACCTTCTACTGTATTGACTCTAGGGACAGCGTATAAGTCGACTGCTGAGTTGTGCCTTAGTATAGAAGGTAATTCCTCAATTAAATACTCGTAAGGTATCTCATCGGCATCTATTTGAAATATATAATCACCGCTACAAAGTGAATTTAGATAATTTTTATGGTTTGCAAAATGATTATCAAAATCTCTACTATGCCATCTGTATTTATTTTCTGCTACAGAATTAGCTCTTAGCCATTCCTCTACCCCTTTACTTCCTCCTTTTGAATCGTATAGAATTACAATTTCATCTTCAGTTCGTTTTCGATCTATAAGAAAATTAACTAAACGCTGTAATTCGTTTAATTCATCTTTTACTGTTATAGCATAACTTATTTTCATAATTTATAGTTTTTTTACAGTAAAATAATTAATTTTCTTTATATCTCCAAATATATCCACCTGATGTTTTAGACCTTCCAGTTAAATGGCATGAAAGTGAACCTTGAGTTACTCCTATAAAAGAGGCAGCTTCTGTTATAGAGCTAAATTCTTTTAAAACTGTATTATTTTCTTTACTTAACATCAATACTGGTTTTTTACACTTTTCAGACCAATTAGGTTGATTAAATGGAGATGATAAAATTAATCTATTTAAATCTTTATCTTTCCAATTTCTATAACCTGAGTTGGGTTTTGGCTTATTTTTATTTCCTAATCCTCTTTTTTTATTGATATTATTTTTTTCTTCATTAGATTTATTTTTCCAATTTTTGGAAATTTTATCTTTAGTTTGCTGAGTCATATTACCACTTTCTCCTCCTAATCCTATATTTAATCCGCAGTTAGTAGAATCATAGTATTTTATCCAATATATTTCTCTTTCATTTAATTGTTCTAAAGTACATTCTTCAATTATTTCAAAATTATGCTGTTCCCAACCATACTTTTTAATTGAATTTTTAATTTTAGTCCCAGCAGAATTAAGATACATATAACTTTTTTTTCTATGAGAGATATCCTTTGATTTACCTATATAAATTTTTCCTTTAGGATTTGTTATTTTGTAAATTCCCATAATAACGTTGTCTTGCTTTTTCATCTTCTTGTTCTTTATTTTTCCAATAATATTTTTTTGAAGCATTAGCTCTAGCTTTTTGCTTTTCCTCAGGAGTTAAATATTTTTTAATTCTTCCCATCAATTATAAATATTATAAAATTTTTAAAGATCACAAAAAAGATTACAAATTATAGAATATTAAAAATTTTTATGTATTCTAAAGCTTCTATAAATTCAAATTTATCAAAATTCTTTAAAGTAGACATATCCATTCTAAATTGATAATATTGATCTTTCTTTCCGGGAATAGGATATTTTTCCTTTTCTTCATCTTTTACAGGAACGGCTTGCACCGCCCCCCACATCCAATTTGATATTGATGAACCATTTGCAAATATCATACCTTTAGTAGGTTCATTTATTACCGAAGGCATCCATATTTTACCATCTTCATCTGTCCAAAATAAGTCTTTATATAGCTCAGGTAATATTTCCATTTGCTCTTCATAGAAGTTTTCTCCTTCTCTCATTAATGAATTTGAAATAAATCCACACCCATAACACATATAATTTTTAATTTCGGGTGATACTTCTTGCATATAGCAAGCATCACTTTGTCTTTGACAAGGACATATAGTTAGATTATCCATTTGTTTCTACTTTTTTAAGTTTCGGAAGCTCTATTTTTTTAAGTTGAGGAAGCTTTAGCTGAACTTGTTTTGGAAATTCAGGAATATTGCCCTCTAAAATTTGATTTATTTTTTCTTTCATCTTATCCCAACTAAATTCTGTTTTGCTTTTGTAAGCTTGACGCTTAGCACCATCAGTATAGTTTTTATAGTTTTCAAATACATCTTTTAGATAATGACCTACTTGGGCATGGTCTACTGAAAACCATTGGCTGTCTTTTATTATCCAATCATTGACTACACTAGAATGTACTGGTGTGAGTTGCCCTCCTAATAGGACTGACATTTGGGGATCAAGGAAATCGGTATGCCCGCTCCAAGCTGTTGTTATAACTGGTTTTTTGCATTGGGTAAATTCAAGAAGTGGTCTTCCAAATCCTTCACCCTTGGTTAAGCTAACCATAGCTTTTACTTTAGGATGATTATAAATTTCATTTATCTCGCTATCTGTAAATTCACCATGTAGCAGATAAATGTTAGGTAAATCATTAGAGTTAACTGTTTTTTTAATTTGTTTAATTCTTCTAAGAACTTCTTCTCTATCTACATATGATGCCCCTGCTAATACTGATGTTTTTAAAATTAAAGCAGGTTTTTGTTTTTTATTTTTAAAGGTTTCATAGAAGGCCTTAATAAGTAAGCTTGTATTTTTTCTATCTTCACCTAAATCTCCTTGCAACCAATGACCTACATATAAATAAGTAAACAGCTCAGGGATAGAATTTAAAGAATTATATAAATCATTTTGGGGGAGTTTATCTAATAATTTATAGATATTTAAATCTACTCCTTCAAATAATACTTCTACTGGTTTTTCAAGAGTAATTGTCCTTACAACTTGATTTGTTTGTTGATTTCTTTCTTCAAATTTAGCATTTAAAAATACATCTTTAGCATGTTTTGAAGACACAATATTTAGGTTCATTCTATTTAGACCTTCAATCCAAGTAGGATTACAAATTGTAGTTTCAATTCCTGCTGTAAATCCAATATTAAATTTTCCTACAGGTTGAAATTCATTTGGAATTGTTACCTGAGCCCAAATTTCAGGTTGGCGGGGGATTTGGCCGTTTGGTAGAATATGCTTGGTTAAAAATTCCCATTCAGGATTATCTTGAATAAAACCCCAAGGTGTTCCTCCCCATCTTTGGGGTAGTATTTTTACATCGTATTTATCTAGTTCGATTATAGCTTTTACTAGGTCGCGACTACGGCTCGAATATCCTGAATAGCAGTCAATAGGACAACTGATTATAAATAATGGTTTACTCATATTTGTTTGATTTAATTCTATTTTTGTTTATTTCTAAAGGTTGAATGTTTGTATAATTAAAACATTTATATTGTTCTTCTAATAGTTCTAAATTAAA